AACTCGTGCATCCGCCTGTGCCGCCGCCACCGCCACCGCCACCGCCGCCGCCGCCACCTCCGCCACCACCATCCGGTACATCGTTGTTCAGCGGCGCATTTCTCACTACATCGTTATACACGCCCGTATTCAAAAAGTCCTCAGCCTTGGCCGTGGCACCACTCCACCAGCTATCTAACCCCATTGCTCAACTAAGACTAGACTAGAGTGCCTATCGGCCGTTGATAGGATCGAAGGGGAGTCCAGTGTAGCTACTAACGACGTTGCCAGTAAAAACAGGAACCCAGCCCAGGACAGAGTTCACGGCAACACCGACATACATGGTAGCCCACCTGTTTCTGCCGGATTGCTGAGGATGAAAATAAACCTGACCCTCTCTCGTTGGCGGATCGACAACCACCTGCACCAAAACCCCGTCAACCGTCTTCAGGTAGCCCTCTCCCGGCTCTACTGGATGGGTCGTAATTCTTTGGTCAAGTACATGCAGGCGGGGTTTGGTGGGGCCTGCCACGATTCTCGGGCTATTTATTGCCATTACCTTACCCTGATATACCTGCGGCCGGTCGCGTCAGTGAGGTAAAGCTCAACTCCGCCAACCAAGTTGTTAAAATAGCCTACCATCTTGCTAGGGGTGACAGGGGTGTCCAGATACGCATTTACGTCAGGCCTGACCTGCAAAAGCTCAAGAGTAATATCGGAGTTCTCCGTAAGGGGCTGGGCTGTAAAGGAGTTTCTGTTAATAGCCATAACTAGAACTTGCTGTAGTAGACGCCGTTAGCGTGACTGAGTTCTACTTCTACACCTCTGGGTAAAGAAGTAAACCCAATAGGCTTGGTCTTGTATTCTTTTTTGTTGTAGGAAACGATTCCAGAGCCATCCCGATTCAACCTGACCCAGTAACCAGTAGCACTGCCCTCGAAGTCACCCTCGATGTAACTACCTTTCTCGCGACGCTCCAGCTCGAGCACCCGCTCTGCATTACTTTTCTGAGTAAGACTGTTAAGAAGATCCATCAGGCGGCACTGTAGAATCCGAATTGCTTGAGGTTCCAGTAGAAGGCGGCTTCGTTGCCGGCGGTAAGGGTCACGGGACTCGTTGTTTTGGCAACAGTGAAAAGGTCTCCGGCTGTTGCGATAGTTGGAGTGTAGACAGTGCCGACCGGGAATTGAAGGTCACCAGCGCCGATAGACGCATCGAGACCGGCTAGAGTCCCATTGAAGATCGTCAGGCCGTCGGACGCAGCGTAGCCGTAGCCAGGCTTGTTGAGGGTGACAACATAATCAGTCGCAGCTGCGCCAGAGTTCGTAACCTCAAGGTCGACGGTCATCCCAACACCCGAGCCTGTAGTTCCGTCGATGGGGATATTCGTGTAGGCGGCAGTCGTCGTAGTGGCACTTGCGGGTGCTGCGGTTACTGCTCCCAATGCCCGGACATTCCCGCTACTCCAGACCAGCGCAACGTGACTGAACTCAATAGCAGTCTCTCCTCCATCGTGAGCGAAGACGGTCGCTTTTTGGTTCAAAGCAACACCGCCGTCCGCATAGATGCCGACATCTCCGCTGACAAAATTAAGAGTAGCTCGGGCGTAACCCCCCGTCCCCAGGGGCACCTCTCCGGCAAGCAGTGTCGCGTCGGATCCAGAAACAGCAGGGTCATAATTATAGGCAGCTAGGTCGATCAGCCGCGCTTCAAAGTACTGGTCAACGTAGCGATCAGTAACGATGTTGGCAATCTCGATAGCTGAGACCTGGGAGGCAATTGTCATCTGGATTATGCTGATCGCCGTTAGGGTTCCTATGCAGTCGCAAACAGGTTAGCGTTTACGACCGTAGCGTTGCCTGTGACAAGTGTCCCAGCATATTCAACTGGAATGCTGCCAGTTCCGTCCGTAGACAGGAGTCCGCCAGCTGCTACGATGAAGCCAGTGCAGTAAGGAACGATAGCCATCTCAACGAGCCCAGAGAGGTCTGTAGGATTCGGCCTGGTAACTCCACCCTCGAAATATGTAAAGATAGATGTATCCAGCCAGAGATCTACGTCCACGACGAACGCAAAGCTTTCGCCAACTACGTCATTGTCAATAACAGGAGCACCATTGGGAGCTGAAAAAGTAAGGTCTCCAGTCCCAACGCTAGGATCAAGGCTAGCCAGTGTATCGTTGTCAATTATGATAACCTCGCCTTGCACGTAGCCAGTTCCATGATTCTCGATCGTAATGATGTAATCATCAGGACTCGCGCCATTGTTGATCACGCTAAGACTTACGACCATGCCAGAACCAGAACCGCTGCTGGTGGTCACAGGGATTCCGGTATAGGGATTGCTGGTGTTCGTGGCAGTTGTTGGTGCGGTAAGCGTGGTCGCTTGAGACGATGGAGGTGGGGCGGGCAGGCTGCCAGTCATGTCCGGCCTAGAGTTTCCGACCAGATTACTGCCCAAGTTCAGCGTGCCAGAAGAGAAGCCGTTCCAGATGCCGTTTGTTACGACAATGGCCTCGTCTTGAGTCACGCCCCAAGTACACGCATCCATGCGCATCGCCACGACCTGATTGTTGGCTGTGTCCACGTAGCGGAACGGCATCCCGGGATACCAGTCGGTAACGATTTCCGGCCTCATGGATTCTGCAATTTGCAGCCCGTAGGCGTCGCCCCTAACAAAACGCTTTAGGTATTCGGAGTAGTCAGCAACCCATAGAGCAATCACGAGAGGGTCTTCAGAGAGTAACGGGACCGGGATAGATTCTTCCAGGACATACTTGCCAGCTTCCGCTGGCGTATTCGTATATGAGTCAGTGCCAAGCAGGATCGTGGTAGACTTTTCTACGGTCTTCGTCGTGGCCGTGTTGACCGAGTCAGGCTTGACGTCCAAGGTCGTGGTACTAATTGACTCTCTCCTGACAGATGTCTTAATGCCATGCATGGCATCGATAGAGACGCCCGATGTTGGACCAACACCACGCGAGGTGACGCTGGTGTAGGTTGTGGTAAACTGAACGTTCGCGTTATTCTCCCGGTAGTACTCGGTGACTACCCTCTGAAACCGATAGAGTGGGCCAGCCTTGAGGTCGCCATTGAAGCCCACAGGGACTCCGTTCTGGATTCCCGCTCTCCACTCACCTGGGTTGTAGGCAGAAAAGACGGTCCTATAGGTGTCCTGGACAGTCATGATAAGTTCATTTGCGCCTGCGCCGTACGCATACGTGGTAACCTGCCTCCCAAGAATGGCGCTGTCTAGCCCGTAGTACTCACAGCCACCAGTAGGAAGGCATGGGGATGCGTATGTCGCAACACAGAAAGCGTACTTATCCGCGAAGTACCCTGGGTTAGCTTCGATCTCAGGCCCTACCGTTACCTTTTCTTGATATGAAACCTGCCCTCCGACTGCACCATAGACGGTCCTAGAGGTCTCCTGTCTCGTAGCCGGGAGGTAGGCGTTGGTCCGATTGGTCGTCCACAGGTCAGAGCAAAGAAAGTAATTCTCAGTACCACCCGGGACTACAATCTGCGAGCCAAGAGTCGGAGGAGAAAGCGTCTGTCCGCAAGAGTCGGTGACGCCAGGGAACCCCGGAATTTGTGTTACAGTGTCAGGCAGCTGCCGCTCGCCAGTAGGGGTGGGTTTCCTTACTCGGGTCCAGACAGTTGCTGGGTAGTTAAGGAAGTATTTTGAGGTTTCTATAACAGTGTCAATCTTGCCAGTATTATCGCCTGCGAGGATTGCCTCGGGTGCCTGGTACGATAGCTTGATTTCATCTGGGATGGCACCAGTTCCGGCAAGAGGTGAAACCGCAAGAGTGCTCTCTCCAAGCACCGATACCCAGGCTCCCGGCGCAATTCCAAAGGATGAATCAATCCCGAAGAACTTGCGGCTGCGCAGATTGCCAAAATTGTCCTGATACAGAATTCTGCCCGCTGAAGCATAGCTCGCGGAGCAGTTTTGCACTGTTTGCTGCGCTGGATCCAGAGGAACAGGAACAAGAGGCAGGATCGCACTGGCATCATCGGTAAGAAACGCCAGGGACAGTCTGCAGCCCAATTCTACGACCAGTTGCTCGCTCTCGACGTCATAAGAGACGCTCATGACGTATAGGAAGCCACGAGGATGCCTGTAGGCGTAACCGCCCGCTGCTATGTTAAGGGTGACAATAGTACCTCTCTTGAACCTGTTCCTGTCATAATCCTGAATGTCCGACCCTCCGGGCCTTTGTCCGAGCGTCAATGTCCCCGATGTCGTGATCAGTCCTCGATTAAACGCGGACGCATCACTGACCTCAAACGCAACCAGGCTAGAGGTGTAATTCTGCCCGCCAATAAAAAGCTGTGCGACGCGTGTTTTTTGTACAAGGTACCCCATGATCAGACCTCCTGCAGGCCGAAGCTGACCAGAGTTAGCTGTGGACTAATATAGGTATAACTCGGCGGTGTAACAAATACCGCATCAGTATAAACAGTAGGCCCCCAGGTCTGATCCGTGATACCACAGGCAGCTGTTAAGCCAGCCGCTCTATCTATATCCCAGCCCCGAAACATTGCATCAAAGTTCTCTGCATCTGCTCTCTGCATGAGTGTAGAGATCACCCACTGGTACTTCTGCCTATAGGCCGGTCCACCTAGGATGTTGGCGCCATTCACTGACAGGTCAAAACTGGCGGAGCTCACATAACTGCGAGGCATGGCATTGTCGCCAAAGTTGTCGATCTGGAAACTATACGCGGTCCCGCCAGCGGCCGTGTCCGTGTACGAGATACCGATTATGGGTCCGGCCATTAGGATTACTTAGCTGGGCTAGGATTCCGAAGCTTCCTTTGCGAAGGCTCTATACTTGGCCCGAACACCAGGTCCACCAGGAGGGAACACGGAGCCATTAAAAACTCTCTCTCTAAAGCGCTCAGAGACGGCCGCAAGGGCCTTGAACACCTCGTCGTACCACTCAGTCAAGACTTCCACCACATCGTCGCCCAGGCCGTGCCTGAGGGCGTGCGTGAGAGTTGCGTGCAGGTATGCGTTCAGGTTGCGCAGGTCCTGCTCCGACATCTCATCGTAATGCAGATCAGGAACCGTCGGCCCAGGTTCGTTCATAATTGCATCCAAGAGGATCTTGGCGTTGTCTACGGGGTCACCAAAAACGAACAAGGTCCTATAGCGTCTGATCAAGTATGCCTATCAACCGAGGCGACGGCGACGCAGGCGGGTCATCTCGACCATCATGTTATTAGCCGCCTGTACGGGGTTGGATGCCTGGATGGTAACTGTATTTTGAATGTTGTCACCCTGCCTGTTATTGATAGTTGAAATACTGCGAGAAATGGCGTTACCTGGATTGAGGTTCCTAGGCATGTTGACCTGAGCCTGCTCCCCAGCCTTAATACCTTTCCAGATGTGGGCAGGGATAACGGTGCCGGAGGAAGGTGCTCTCCACTGTCCCCAGGCCGGAACCTTGATTTCGGTCATTCTGCCAGAGGCGCTCATAAAGCCTTCCGTACCTAGCTCGTTGACAGTGTAGGTAGTACCCCCAGAAACAGAGCCACCAGCGAAGCGGGCCTCGGGTCCGTTACTGCTTCCAGCGCTTGCCGAAGCTGCCTTTTGAGCGCTTGCCGCAGCTGCCTTTTGAGCGCTTTCCAACTCGCGCTTAATCTGCCTGACCTTCGTGAGCTGGCGCTCAAGGGCTCCATCTGTCACGTCGTCAACCTCGTTACCGAATTCTCGTTCTGCACTAGTCTTGTCGTAGGTGGCATCTTCAATTTCCTTGACCTTTTTAAGCTGTTGATCGTAAGAAGACTCCAGCGCTTCAATCTGACTTTTGGCGTCTTCTATAACGTCTTTACGTTTCTTCTTCTCTTCTTCTAGGCCCTTCATAACGCTTTTGATTTGCTCGTCTCTGGCTCGCTTTAGGTCCTTGACGCCCTGCTGCTCTGCCTCTTGCTCCGCGCGTTTATTGCTCGCCAGCAGTCTTATTGCCGCATTTAGGTCGTTCATGGTATTTTGCTGCAACTCAGCTAACTGTTGGGCCCGAGCCTTCTCCTCTTCATCAAGCTTCCTCCTCTCTTCGGCTTGCTCTCTCTCCTTTTCAGCCTTTTCGGCCATGAGCCTCCTCATCGAGGCAGCATGGCTTATCTCGAGGCTTCTGCGCTTGGTCTCGTTTTGCATTACCTCGATCTGTGCTCTCAACTCTTGCCTACGCATTAAATCGGTTTCCTGCGCGATTTTCAGGCGCAGGTCCTGAATTTTCATGAGATTAAGTTTTTCCTGCTCTGGGCCGGAGTCGAGCCTTTTCATCCTTACACTATGGGAAAAGCGAAGCCTGCTAATCCTTTCCTCGATCTGGCTCATCTCCTCCTCGTGAACCTTGGTCATCTCTGCCCTTGCCTTGGCATAGTAATCTTTAACCGCAGTTAGCCTTAAGCCGAAGCTTGCTTTAACCTCCTCTTTCTGTTGATTCAGAGCCCTAATTTCGTCATCAATTGCACGAATTGACGCCTCTGACGCATCCTTAACGCTCTGGATCTTGTCTTCGTAAAGGCTCTTGATTGCGGCCTTCTGCTCGTTTAGTTTTTCGATAGCAGCGTCGATCGCCTTAATTTCCTCATCCTTGACTTTGTTGATACTATCAATTTTTTCTTGCATCACGGCTTTATGCTGCTCAAGTTGTGCTTTCCTTTTCTCCAGCATGGTGTTTAATGCGACCTCTTCCGCTTCCACTTCTGTTGCGAGGGCTTTCTTCTTTGCTTCTAACCTGCGTTGCTGTAGTTCATCAACCTTTCTGTGATACTCCTCTTGAGACAAGGTGCCAGCCGCAAGCTGATTGTCTAGGTTTTTCATTTCGTCGTTGTACTTCTCCAGCTCGGTCTTGGCTCCCGTAGTTTCGTCGCTAAGCCTTGTCATATTATCGACCATTTTCTCGAAATTGGTATTTATGCCATTAAGTCCTTCTTCCATGCCGTTGAGGATATTCCCAATGCCAGGGATTTTTTTAATAGAGTTGTACAGCTTCCCGACCAGCTCAATGATGTTGTTAAGAGCCTGCATAAATACCTGAAAGGCCACAAGAACCGTATTGACAGCCATCTTGAGGTTGGTTCCGATGAGCTTGCCAAAAAACTGAAACGCGCTCTGGATGCCAGGCATTTCGGCACTAATTTTCGTAAAGACCTGAACGAAAGCGGCATATATCTTCAGCAATTCCTTGCCCAGTGGTGCCAAGGCCTTGCCTACTCCCTCTAAGCCGATCGAGGTCAAGGTTTGCATCTTTGCATTAAACTGGTTAAGGGTCATTCCACCCTTTTCACCAAGATTTTCGATGGCTTGCTGAGTGTCACCGATCGAGCGCAAGAATTTTATGCGGATCTCTTCGTTAATTGCCTCAAACGCCTCGAGGAAGACGCCTGAGGTAATTTCGCCATTTGACATTGCCTTTTCAAAGTCTTCGATCCCCTTGTTCACTGCAAGCCAATTTTTTAGCTGACCTCGGAGTCCACCATCTAATTCGGCAAACTGCTGGTTAAGTTCTTCGCCCTGCAGTTTTCCTTTACCCATGACCTGAGCAAAGGCTTCGATATATCGGCCGGCTTGCTCCGTGTTAAGACCAAGCATGGTCGTTCTTGCGGAGATGGACTTAATCGCACCCTCCGTATCTTTAAGGGTACCCCCTGACTCAAGAATTGCGGGACCAAGCCTTTTGAACGCGCCCTCAACCTTGCGCAACGAAACGCCATAGCTCAATGCAATTGCCTTTGAAGCTGCCAAGATGTCGTTCTGAGCGGCAGCGCTCATGCCTAGACCATCAAAGCTAAGCTTCAGAGACTGGATGTCTTTGGCTCGACCCGTGAGTGCGCCCATAGCTCCGGTCAAGGCAGTCAGGCTGGCTACAACGGCAGTAATGATCCCGAAAGAGGCTTGAATGGCCTTGCCTGCGCTTGAAACTTTTGCACCGAAAGATTGGGTAGCAGCTCCTGCTTTTTTGACGTCAGCAGAAAGATTTTTAACCAGGTTCTTCTGGTTGACCCAGTCCTGGTTGATCTTTGTAACTAACTGGCCTTGCTTGTTTAGCTCTAGGTTGAACTGGCTCATCATAGAAAGCTTTTGGCTTTCATCTCTCAACTGCCCCTTGAGGGAGGATAGCGTGGTTACTTTTCTGAGCACACCTTCAAGCTTTGTTGTTTCAGCAGTAACAAGAGCCTGGGCTGCGGCGTTGTCTCTGTAACTTTTGCTATGAGTTTTCAGGGTAAGTGCTTGCTGCTTAAGAGCAGCAAGTTTATCGTTTTGAACTGCTATCTCTCTCTTGACGGCCAGGGCGGACTCGCCCTGAATCCTTACCATCTTCTTGTAGTCGCTGATCATCGGATCAAGTGCGCTAGCCGCCAGAGTTCTTATCTCTTTGATTTGACCGGTCGCGCTATTTGTTTTATATGAGACGTTTACCGAGACCTCTGGATTGCTCTGTCCTAGTATTTTTGCAGCTTTTGAGTTTAGGTTGTTAAGAACTTTTTCATTGCCCTGCTCGGCCGCCGCAGCAGCCTTTTTTACCAAGCCTTCGATCTGAGCTTCTGCCTTAGTTGCCGACTGACGATCAACCTTGGGAACGATGAAGAAATTAGCGCCCTTAATGACGTCAGACATGCAGAAGCCTTATTGCTGGTTTTAGAATTCCAAGAAAAAAGAGCCCCGTAGGGCTCTTGGTGGTTTTTGCCGTAAGTATTGCGGTTACGGACTTCAGGCGACGGATGCAACGCGTGCGGTGGCAACACCAGAGCCAGCAGTTTCGCTGATTGTGACGATGTTCCCGACGGAGTATCCTGAGCCAGGGGTGGTGATGGTAACCGCTGTAACATCGCCAGAACCATCGGTATCGACAGTGGCGTCTGCAGCAGTACCGCTTCCCCCTGTGAGATCGACCGCGAGGCCAGTCTGAGAAGCCGCAAAGGGCGTAGACGTGGCCAGGGTGTCGACGGAGGCAATACCTCCAGTCAGCTAACTCTGGAGAGTCAGGTGGTAAGGACCGTAGCCGGTCAGGGTGCATTCCCAGGACACAATGCTGGTCACCTCGTTGGACTCGGTGTAGCCGGTCAGGGTGCCGTAACCGACGATTTGCTCGGTGGTGCCAGTAGGGCCAACACGCTTGAAGGCAACACGCAGGCCGTCAGCCACGGTGTTCTGCTCAGTAAGGCGCAGGATCTTATAGCCAGCGTCACCGAAGTTAGCGATACCAGCCAGGGAGATGCTGAAGCTCTTGGTGGTAGCCACGGACTGGTTGTAGCCAGAGGTCTCGTCGTCGTAGGTGTAGACGTCCTCAGTTCCCGTGTCGGTCTCCAGGGCCGCGTTGGTCAAGCCAGACAGACGAACAGCGTCGTCCGTGCCGTCCATAGCGAAGGCTACGGAGTTCACCGTGAAGACACCGTTGGAATATGCCACGGTGTGGGCAGTATCGACAGGGGTAACGGTGTCGACAGTGGGGGTTGCGGAAAAATCGGTAATCAGAGCGTTCTGAACAGGAACGATGTAAAAATCGTAGCCAAAGGCAGCGTTAAAATTGCTCATAAGTTTGCTAGTCAGGTAAACTAGGGCAAAGGACAAGTTTGGCGGGCTTGTCCCACCTATAGATATGTTTCCTATCCACTTGGAACCCTGTTACAATGGAGTTATGGCAAAACGAGTATCTGCAGAACTGAAAGCCGCTAACAGGCTGACTTGATCAAGCTGCCAGGATGGGCATATCGCCTTTGATGACGAGCATGGTTTGCACTTGAGCACCTATACCATCGGCCACGGACACTGTCTCAAAACTGGTAGAGCCCGCAAAACGCTGCATGGCGCGAGAGACAGCTGCCGTTAAGTCAATCCCCCGGGCAGGCTCCCAGCAGATGAAGAAAACTTTCCAGTCAATGTAAATATCAGACGCCGTAGTCAGGTAATCGCGACGCTTGACGTCAGCAGCGTCATGGATGACAACCTCGATGCCGGTGACCTCTTTTAGCGCAGGCAAGTCCTGGCCGGGCGTAACGATAGACATGGCAGGTGCCGTCTGCCCAGCCCGGAACTCGTACTCACCAATAAGGGAAGGAAAGATAGAGTCAGCTGCCAGGGTGTTATAGATAACCTGTGCCGATGTAGGTAGTTGCTGTGCCACAGGCCTAAAAATACTATTTTAGGGTACCTTTCTCGGTAGAATAGAGGCAAGACATACGCCACGGAGGCCTTATGAAGCCCAAGTTTACGGTTCATTCCCGTGGTGTCGTCTGGATGTCAGTCTGATGCACGCCTCGCAGGATTTTCTGCCAATCCACGAAAGACCATTAGACTACCTCTACAACATGTCTGCTTTAACTCGCGGCGAAGCTCGTCGCCAATGGCGCCAGTCTATCAAAAACGCCTGGAACAACCGTTGCGCTTATTGCGGCAAGCCTCCGATCGACGACGACAGCCTGACCGTAGATCACGTACGCCCCAAGTCCAGTGGCGGTGAAGACAAGACTTCAAACTGCATCCCTGCCTGTCGCGAATGCAACCAGGACAAGTCGTCCCAGCAATGGGTTGCGTGGTTTAGACTGCAGCCTTTTTATACCATTGAAGCCGAGTGGCGCATCCGCCAGTGGCTGAAGGGTGGCATTCAAGGGTTTGGGGCCTACTCGGAGGAGGATGCCAAAATCGTTGATCAGTATATTAACGAAATCGGCACCTCCTGGCCTATGGGCTGAGAATTGCATCCTCCTTGGCAACAATTTTGGTTTCAATCTCAGGGACAAGTAAATCGTATGAAACGCCGTCGGGGTCCAGGAAAGTTCTGACTTGATTGGATGCCGACTCTTTCGCAATAAGCAATCCCTGGAATTGCCCTTCCGCGATCTTTCGAGGTCCCACTAAGACAGCATCCTCCGCTACCAGCATGTATTGCAAGCCCGCTTCGCCTCTGGCAGAACCGGAAACCTCTTTGAAGCAAAACAGAGCCCAGGAAGGTAGGTCCCCTTTCTTCGCAGCATGAAGATAGCAGGCGGCATAGTAACCTTTTGGACCGTTTTCTTCGATGGGGCGGTAAAACGAAAAGTCAAAAGGTTCCAATGCTTTTTTAGGGCTTTTGGGGTTCCTTTGGCTATTTGCATACACTGCTGTATTAAGCGCAATCGGAAGCTCTAGTTCATGCAGCTCTTGGCGCCGCAACTTTTGGTACTTGTAATACCCGGAAAGCACATAGTCATAAGGTAGCTGGTAAAAGCGGTTCCAGGAGAACTCGGGATCCCCTGGAAATGCCTTTTTCATTGTCCAGTAAATGTCCGCCCAGTCGGGCTCGACACTTTCACCAGCAGTTACTTTTTTTCGATCTCTCCTAAATCGCCACTGTCTGGCTGTGTTTCCTCGTCTTTTTCAACAAGACGTTCAACACTCTTGTTCTCTTCGTCAACGTAGAGGCCCGCCAGGGCGTCCACAAGGTCCTCGTGAAGATCGATGACATCATTCATCGTAAGATCATCGTTGACGCGGTACACGAGCATACAGTAGGCCATCATGAGCCGTTTTTTCTGCTCGGCTGCCATCAATAGAGCGGCCAGTTCGGCAATTTCGGAGGAGAAGTCATCTAAAACGGGGTACTTGCAAGCCGAGGGATCTGTAACGGCTAGTACGACCTGCTGGTAAGCGTCCTGCTGGCCAAGTTTATAGGTACTGCTGACAGTTCGAGACAACTTCATTACGGCTTGAAGCACTGTCTCCTGACTAGCGACATTTGACATAAACGACTTCTCGCCGACAGTAAGGAATCCCTTGCGCTCGATCTCAATCTTGCCGCTAATGTCAGAACCAAGTATCTCGATGCGCGAGTTCAGTCGAGGGGCGACGACGAAGGGTAAATTGGCCATTAGAGCTGCCAGCCGTGAGAAACTGGACTAGAATACCTAACCCAGGTTACTCTTGAGGAATTTCTCAAAGTCGAATTG